GGGGGGGGTAACATGCAATGCAAAACGTCCACCGGCTTCGCGCCATCCGCTTCCTGACTGAGCAACAGACTGTCACGGCCCTTGCCTTTTACCAAGACCCGAACCGCTTCCGCCTCGCGCCGACGCTGTTCGGGGTCCTCCACGAGATCATCATCCAGGGCGAACCGCTGGAGAAGATCGAAGAGCGCCGGGGATGGCCCGCTCGCTCGGCCAAGGCGATCCTGAGCGTCCTCCTGCACTCCCTGGAAGAGACCCGAGGCACCTTCTGGTGTGACCCGGATGTTTCCGAGAGCGTCGAAGAGATGAAGGCCACGGTCGAATACATCACGGGGGACAGCCTCACAGACCAGGGCGAGGTCATGCAGCGGTTCGGTGCAACGCAGAAAGAAGCCAAGCTCTTTCTGATCCTGGAGAGGGCCAAGGGTTCGGTCGTGAGCAAGGATCAGATTCTGACCCGCCTCTACGACGCTCGGCGGATCGACGAGGTTCCTGACCTGAAGATCGTCGACGTGTTCATCTGCAAGCTGCGGGCAAAGATCGAACCCAAGGGCTACAAGATCAAGACCCTCTGGGGTGCGGGATACAGTTTGCACCATGAGACGGATACCGACATCGCCAAGCGCGACGCCGAGTGGTTTGATCTTCACAAGGGCGGAACCGGCCAGTCCATGCGAGAGATCGCCCGCAGAGCCCACGTTCAACCGTCGGCCGTTATGCGGGCGATCCACCGAGAAGACGCGCGGCGGCAGCGGGCCTAGCCGAACAGCGTCTCGCCGCCGATGTAGACATCCGACTCGCGCCCCTCGACCCTGGACTTGATCCAGATCGAGGGGTAGGCGGGGCTGGGGATGAACACGCGGGACTCTCCGTCCAGGATCAGAAAACCGTCGTCCTCGTGCTCCGGGGTCTCGGTGCAGACCAGGATCGGCCCGCCATTGCGGACCTGAACCCGGCGAGCACCGTCCAGGACGATGGGGTCGCTCCAGGGTGCTCGGTCCTGAAGGCGATACTATCCGAGAGACCTCGAAGGATCAATCGTTACAGCCAAGTCAAGACCAAAAGGACTGCCGAGAGGACAAAGGCCGCCCCGGCGATCCACATGAAGCGGTTCAGAAGCCGCCGGAACGTATCATCATCCATGGCGCGGAAGCTCCAGGGGAGGGATTTCCACGCTATGGGCTTTCAGGAGACCTTCCAAGACCCCGACGTGCCGAACGTAGGCGCGAAGCTCCGTCCTTGTCATCTCTAGCTCTTGCTCTTGACGGAGCAAGCGATTCTCCAGAGCCGAGATGTGCTCGACGAACTGCGCCTCCAGCTTCGTCCGCTCCTGGGTTTGCCATTCGCGTTCGTGTTGTTCATGCAGGTCCATCCGGAAGAGCATCCATTTGATGCCCCCGCCGAAGGCCACGAGGATGCCCGTGAAGGCAGTCAAGATTGCAGGCCAGTCCATCAATTCAGGTTCTCCGCGTTGCCTGTGGCGGTGGTGTAGAAGGCCGCCGTGCGACGCTGCAAGCGACGACATTCGGCCAGGGCTTGACGATGCTCGACCAAAGCGACCAAGGCATCCGGGTTGATAGGCAGCGGCGGGCATCCGTCCTCCATCTGTCTCGGCAAGTCCGGGAAGCTGGGGCGTTCAGCTTCCGGGAGGTTCCTATTCGATGTCGCGCAAGCGGCGCAGAACATCGCCAGGGATAGGGCAAGACTGCCCCGAATCGCTGATCTGTTCAAGAAGCCCATCGGCCATCTCCCTGAGTTGGGCGATCTCTCGTTCGGCTTCAGCACGGGAACGCTCGGCCTCGGCCAAGGTTTCCTGCATCGCCCTCTGGAGTCGATCACGTTCTGCGGCGGCAGCGGCTTGGGCATCTTCGACGCACTGAGCTTCCGCGATCCGGCGAGCATCCTCGGCAGCGTCATGCCGCTGCCAGGAGATGAAGCCGAGGACCGCCACACCGATCAGGATGTAGCGGACCACGGGGGAAGCCAGTGCGGCGACGAGGTTCATCACCGCCCCCTGTTCGCACCGGAACGATGATCGTCCAGGCGAATCTTCTTGATGATCCCAGAACGCCAGACCACAAGGGCACCGACCCCCAGGAGCGCCAAGAACCAGTATTCCTGCATGAAGCTGGCGAAGGGGTCGAGGACTTCCCGGAACCGCTCCAGAAGCCCCACGGCGCGCTCTCCCTGGCCCGCAGCCGAATCGGCAGCGTCCAGGACTTCCGCGACCGTCCCGACCGCGCCACCGGCAGCGAGGATGCCTCCACCGATCTGGGTGGCGTCGGCTTCTTTCACGGTGCGGGAACCTCGCTCGCGAAGGTCCGAAACGGTTTCGTCGGCGCGGGCCTCGGCGACGGGGTTGTTGTTGCCGCCCGACAGGAGCGCCGTCCAGGTCGGCTGGTCCACAAGCCCCGTCACACCGAGGCCATGGTCTTCCTGGAACGAGAGCACGGCAGCGGCAGTCGCCCCACCGAAGTCACCGTCGATCCGCCCCACGGGGTAGTTCGCAGCGTGAAGAAGTTCCTGGAGATGCTGCACCAAGAAGCCGGAGTGCCCGCGACGCAGGACGGGGTAGAGGACGTTCACGCCATCGGGGACCCAGGCCGTATCCCGGATGCCCCGCCACTTGCGATAGGCGGCCTCCAGGCGACCGTGATAGTTGTGGACCGCATAGCCGGGGCCATTGTAGACCCGCGCCACGGTCTCCCAGCGGTGCGCCCGCAGATCGTCGTCGATGTTGTTGGCAATGATGAAGTCGATCATCGCCTGGATGTGCAGCGCCTCGTCATCCATGAACGCCTGGACCATCTCGAAGACGGAGGCGAAGTTGCAGATGCTGAAGTTCTCGCCGAGGATTTGTCCGCGACCCCAGGACGCGGCCTTCAGAGCCGCCTCGGCATTGATGACCATGGCCTGCCGCAGCCGGGGGTAGGAGTCGGTCGGATAGTTGCCAGAGCGCCACTTCGGATAGGCCAGCCCCTGGGCGACCGCGTGATCCCGATCCGCACCGGACAGGTTCCGGTAGAAGACGTGCGGCTCGAAGAGCATCTTGGGGCGACCTTGGGCGTCGAAGCCCGAGCCGCCCGCCTCCACTTCCATGAGGGCGTGGACTTCATCTTCGCCGACGCCGATGACCGATCCGATCCGGGGTATGTCGAGGTCGTCGATCCGTTCGGCACGGCCTCTGAAGTCCTGGGGATTGAGTTCCATTGAGTCCTCCTGTGCTGACAGTAGTGCATCGGGACCAGATGACACAACCTCTAGATGATTAACTGCGACATCAAAACGGTTTCGTCTTTCGCTTACGGCACCATGAAGCCGTTGAAGTGGTTAACGTCCGCCGTCACGGCGCAGATTTTCGTCGCAGCATAAGCCTGAACGCGAACGATGTCACCTGCCGTCAGCTTCAAGACTGCGGTGCAGGAAACCGAGGCGAAGTCGCCGAACGTCGAACCCATCCGATGATGGGCGTTGTTGGCAGGAGCCGCGCCGTTGACCCCGAAACCGACACCGATCCAGTCGGGAAGGACGGCTCCCTCCACGCTCATAACCCAGGCCGCGTTGAACGTGTAGTAGCCCGTGGTGGGTGCCGTGAAGGCCCCCGTTCCGGCGGCGAAGTCACCCTGGTCGTTGTGGACGGCGTTGTTGAACGGAACCGTCGTCCAGGTGTCCGCTGCCGAGATGACGAATCGGTAGTTCAGGAACGCCTGGAACTTGGTGTTGCCGGGAGCCGAGATCGTCTCCAGGAGAAGCGCCCAGCCCGTGTCGTAGCGGTAGTAGACCCCCTCGTCCTCGACGTAGGCGATCAGGCCCGTCAGCGCGTCCAGGTAGACCCACGCCCCGTTGTCGCGCACCGCGATCTTGCCGTCCTGGGTCGCCCAGGTGCCGGTCGCGCCTTGCCCCACGATGTAGATGTCCCCGTTGCTCGGAGACCCCGGCGCGGTCGTCAGGTCCTTGTCGATCACCGAAAGCTGGGCCAAGGCAGACAACCGCCGGAGGTTCCCGTCCATGCCGGGATCGCCGTGCCAGCCGTCTTCCTCGTATGCCCAGAAGCCTTGGAGTCCAAGTCCAGGAAGGGTTCTCGAAGCCATATCTCGTTCTCCTATCAGCCTCCCCAGGAGGTCCCGTAGCTCTTGCCGTAGCCGGGAGGCGGCAGCGTCATGTTGATCTCGTGCGCCTGGATAGAGCGGATGCCGCCTCGGGCCGAATAGACCTTCACGATCACCTGCGTCTCACCATCCCAGGCCGTCTTCGGTATGGAGAAGCTGGTCCCGGTGATCCCGGTATAGCTGTTCAGGACCGCGCGGTCACTGGCTCTCAGCACATCCACTTCCGTCGTCTGTCCGCTCTCCGGCGCGACCGTGGCCGCGTTCCAGGCGAGGATGACAGCATCCTCCCCCTGCCGGTAACGGTTCGCCCAGGTGACGCTCTTGGCCTCGCGGTCGAGCGCCACATAGGTTCCGAAGGCGGTGCCCTCCAGCATCACGTTCGCGGGCCGGAAGGGCGCATGAGGCCGCTCGGTAAGCTCGAAGTTCCGCAGCACGGCATCGTTGATGCTTAGGGACCCGCCCACGGCGACCGGCAGCACCTTGAACCCCACATCCTCGAAGGCCGAACGGTTCGTGAAATCCCACAAGGTGGACGATGAACTGACGAACCAGATCGGGGTGCCAGGGGGCCACGTCTTGGGGGTCGTGTCCAGGATGCCGCGCCGGAGCGTGATCGTGCCTGCCCCAGCGTCCTTGGCCGTGATCCCGGCGATCTCCATGTCACCGTCGTCACCCGAGCCGATGATGGCGAAGTGCTCCACCTGCGGGGTCGATCCGTTCGACAGCGCGGGCAGACTTATCACGCTGCTGACCTCCTGGACCATGGTGCTGGACAAGATGCCGCGCGGGATGATCGTTGCCGTCGAGATGACCCGGAACTCCGACGATCCCAGCGCACCCTGCACGTCCCCCGCGATCTCGAAGAAGTCGATCCCGGACTGGCTGGTGGAGGCCAGGACGCCCAGGTGCGCCGTGGGGTAGTTGTCCGTTCCGGGCACGATCAGCCCCGCCCGAACCGAGATGGTGTAGGGCATGGTGAACGCCTGGACGTGGGCGGCCTCTTCAGCGTCGCCGTCGTCATAGTCGATGATGGGGTCCGGGCTGCTGAAGATCGGAGCGGCGGCCAGGGAGAAGACATCCTCGACCAAGCTGGCCTTGATGGGGCCAGTTCCCGTGGTGTCGTCGTCCACCTTCATCACGCGCATGATGACCATGGCGTCACTGTCTTCCGGCGAGTCCAGCTTCAGCACCATGCCGGGAACGATGTCCCAGAACTCGCGCAGGAACTCGACCTCGGCAGTCGCCAGGGGGTAGCTCTCGGCACGAAGGTCCCTCTCCCCGAGCGTCTTGGCGAGGTTCGGGTTGTGGACGGCGTAATAGTTCCGGCCCGTCGAGATCACGCCGCCCTCGGCAGCGATCCCGGCGAGGTCCTGGACCGTGACCGAGGCTTCCTCGTAGGTGTCCGGGTTCGTGTATGTCACGACGATCTCGTTCACCAGTTCCTCTTGCTTCCGCTGGAAGCTGGTCACGGTGCAGTTCGAGTAATCCGCCACCGGCAGATCGTCCACCACATAGTCGCCCCGCAGCAGCTTCAGGGTGGTGAGGCCCGACCGAGGGTCCTCGTAGACAAGAGCGTTGATGTGATCCAGGATTTCCAGGATCATGTCTTTGACCTTGCCTTGGCTGATCCATTTCAGCGAGATACCAAAGCCTTCGTTGAACAGGGTCTGCGCGGCAAGCTCGAACGATTCGACGTTGACCCGCGAGATCGGCAGACCGGCACCGAAGTCTCGATCCGTCTGAAGCTCGTAGATGATGTGTGCCGGGTTCGCGTCCTTGACCATGCCCGAGCGAGTGATCCCGGCGAACTTCCTGGTGAGGCCCTTCGGTCGGCGCGAACCGACAACCTTCAGTTCCCGGAGATAGGGGTTGTTGGCCTGGAAGTAGAAGCCCGCCCCGCCCGTCGTCGTCGTGCCGAGCCCCAGGATCGGGAACGTCAGGTTGAAGAAGCCGGGAGCTTGCGCCACGGTGATGTCGAACGCGGAGTCCTGCCCCACGTCATACATATCCCCCAGGAGCGCGCCGTCGTATTCGGCCTTGACCGACTCATGGAAGAACAGAGTCGTGGTGCCCCGATAGCTCGGGATCAGGTCTGCGACCGCGCCGAACTTCGCCAGGAGATAGGGCGGCATGAACTGGTGGTCTTCGCCCATCATAACGGTGATCGCACCAAGGACGCCGCCTTCGCGCTTCGGGCCACCGAACAGGTCTTCCTTGTTGACGTTGAAGACCTTCGATTGCGTCACGCTGCCAGTCCAGATCGCGCGATCTCCCAGGATGATCTGAGTGATCTCGTCCATCTGCTGGGCGATCCCAGCCTGAAGCGACAGGTAGTATCGGAAATACTCGCCGCCACCGCCCTTCTTGCCGCCACCGCCGCCCATTACTCGGCCCCCTTCTTGGCCGCGATCCGCTCTTCGGCCTTCTCGATCCCGCGCTGAACATGCGCGTCGTCGATCAGCCGAGCGGACTCGATGTCCAGGCCGTTGCGAACGAACGAGCGGAAGTCCTGGTCAAGACCCATTTTCTCGTAGTGATCCTTGATGCCGGTGACACAGAAACCGGCGGCCCGCAGATCGTGGATGGTGAGCTTGTCGGCCATCACAACTTCCTCGATTCGGTTCTCTTGTCCCCATACCAGAGCACGTTCGGGCTCTCGATCAGGACCGTGCCGAACACAACCGGGATCGGCCTCCCGGCTTCAGCGGTCGGGCTCTCCAGGTCCTGCACTTCGTTCGGCTTCGAGGTCTTCGGCCTGGGGGCCAGGAGATACGAGATGAACGAGAACGCGAGGCCGATCAGAAGCTGGACGAGGAAGTTGAAAGCCATGATGCGACCCTAGTAGAAGTTGTTCGTGTTGGACCCCATGGGGTTCTTGGTGGGGATCGTCGGGCAAGCGCCGCAGTTCTGGATGTTCTGGTGAAGGTCGCGGCAGTCTTGGACGGTCTGTCCGCAGCCTAGCACCACTTTCACCGTGTCGGATACCGAAAGTTCGGTGGCAGGCCCCGAGAGGGTGAGCACGGTCGACGTGGCCGCCAGGATGCGGCGACGCTCGATCTGCGATCCAGCCCGAGTCCATTCGACATAGCCGGTGACATACTTCGCCACGGGGAAGGTGTTCCAGGAGCTTGCCAAGGTGAGGTCCGTGCCGCTGATCCCTACCACGGTGCCGATCACCGTCGCCGCGTCCCTGTCCGCTCGGCAGAGCGGGCCGTAGAGGACGTGGGGGCATCCGACCTGATAGTTCCGGGTCAGCCCTGCGCGCGCCAGTGCAGCGGCGCTGGGGATGCCTTGCACGATCAGTTCTTCACCCCGGCGCTTGGTCGACGTGATCCGCCCATGCCAGCGCGGGACGAAGAGCATGGTCCCGTCCGTCATGTGGCCTTGGAGGATCGTCAGCACCATGGGGTGGGCAGGCCGGAACTGGCGGAACATGGAGGCAAGCTCGCCGTCCCGAGGGACCATGACCTCGAAGCTGGACCGCTCCAGCGAGCCGCCCGTCTTGGTCCTTCCGGGCTTGATCGGGATCGGGGTGTAGGTGAACCCGCCATATTCGATGGGCTTGGCCGCGTTCGTATAGCGGAAGGTCTCCATGGTGCCCGCGACAGGGTTCGGAATCTGGAGCCTGCCGTTCAGCCAATGCCCGTATTCCCAATTCTCCGCGTCGCCCCAGAAGTCGCTGGCGTTCGGGAAATCAGGGTAGGGGCGCGAGTCCCAAGCCCAGATCGAGATTCGGTCAAGGTCGATCATTCCCGGCTCGTTGTTGGCCTCCCAATAGGAAAGCTCGGCCTCCAGGAAAGCGCGCTGCATGAGATCGTCCCGGACCTCCAGCGAATAGTAGGGGAAGCCGTTCTCCGAAGACTTGGGGTCGACGAACACGTTCGGCTGGTTCGCTCCGCGATTGGTGGCCGAGCACCCAAGCTCGGTGAAGGTGATCGCTTTCGACTCGGGCACCCAGGCCGAGGCCGTCGTCTCCACGCCGTCGATCCGGTGGATGTGGGTGTTCTTCCACCAGTTGCGAATGTCCTTCTGCCGGTAGGCCCAGGGCTTGTTGTACCCGCCATCACTGATCGGGGTCCTGATCTGGTTGTTCCGATTCGACTGGCTGGCGTAGAAGAAGTCGTAGTCCTCCCCGCCCTCGACATTGGACCGAAGGTAGTTCAGGTCGTAGATCGAAGACCACCCGGCTTCCGCGTCGATGTGGTCCACACCGGCGCGCCAGTCGGAGAGCTTCATGTAGTTGTCGATCCCGATGTAGTCGATGTCGGGGTGTGCCCAGAGAGCGTCCAGATGGAAGTGGATGTCTCCCGTGCCGTCTCCAGGCCGGTAGCCGTTCCACTCCGACCAGTCAGCCGCATAGCTGATCTTGACCCCGGAGCCCAGGATCGCGCGGCACTCGCCCAGGAGGGAGATCAGTTGCGTCACCGCAGGGAAGGTGGACCGCGCCGAGCGGATGCGGTTCATCTCGACCATCTCGGTCCCGATCAGGAAGTCATCGGCTCCCGCCGCGTCCGCGATGGTTGCCAGATGCAGAATGTGACGCCGGAAGCTCCACTCTCCGGCGGGACCCGAATAGGTGACAGTCTTGCTCGTGCCGTTCCAGCCGAAGTCGATGGCATCCACCGTGCCGAAGAAGTTCGCGACCTGGGTGGCAGCGGTTGCCGTCTGATCGACAGAACCGGGAACCCCTGGCGCGGGGTAGCAGGTGATCCGGCCCCGCCAGGGATAGGCGGGCTGGCCGGTCCCGCCGTAGGGGTTCGGCAGCGAGTTTCCCGGCGGCACGTCCATAAGAATGAAGGGGTAGACCGTGACGGCGATCCCCTTGCTCTTCAGCCATACGATGCACTCGTAGACGCTCCGATCCGAAGGAGCCCCGCCCGCTGCCGGGTTCCCCGAGATGTAGCTGACCACTTCTGCCGTGCCCCGAGTCGTCGGCCCTACCTGCCAGACGTAGGGCGTTGTGGGCTTGTCCGCACGGTCGACCTTGGGTTTGATCTGGCAGTTCCCGATCCGAAGATCATCCCCGTGCCACGCGACCACGACGGACACATGGACAAGGTTCGGGGCTCGTTCCAGAAGCTGTTCCATCGAACGAACGAAGTCGGTGATCTCGCCGCCTGCATAGGAGTTCTCATGGATGCCGCCATCGGTCTTTCTGACCGTGGTGGTGCCATATCCGAACTCCGTCGTGCCGGGGATCAGGCAGACCGAGCGGATCAGTCGTTCGGCCACGAACTCGGAGTCCGCTGCACCGGAAAAGGTGAAGAGGTTGACGGGCGCGGCGTTTTGCTTGCTGCTGGTGATCGAATCATAGGTGGTCATGCGGCGCTCCAGAAGTCTTCCAGGGTGGAAATGGTGACTACGGTGGTCGCCACGTTATCAGAGACCCACTCCAAGGAGAAGGCGTCAGACGCGAAGTTTGCCACGTTCAGGAAGGCCACCATGCCGACGCTCGACCGGGGCACCGTCTCCGGCCAGTTGTTCCGCATGGTGATGATGGTCGAGCCCGACCCCGCGACGGCGCTCACGATCTGGTTGTAGCGCCACCCGAGGGGGGTCTTGACTGCGATTGCCCGATGGACCGTGTTGCCAGTCAGGTATGCCGCGACCTCCGAGTCCTCGACCGACAGGGTGTTGGAGCCTGCCGTCAAGCCAGCGATTGCCCGAAGGTCCCGCTGAAGGTTCGGGATGTAGAACTCCCTCTGCCGACCGCGATGCCGCCGGAAGAAGTTCTCGACATCCTTGGCTGCACCGAAACCGTTTCGGAGAAGCTGGAAGCGCCGGATCACGGTCGGGAAGTCGAAGGGGTGGTAGACCCGGTGGACCCCATAGCTGTAGTCCAGCATCAAGCGCGGGTCTTCAATCTCGACCCGAGGCGCTGCCGCCCAATTCACCGGGAAATCGAAGACCTCCAGCCCGTCGAACGTCGACACAGGGGTCCCGAAGTCATAGTCAGGCTCGGACCCTGGCGTGACCTCGAACGCCACGCTCACGGCGTTGACTTCGCTGGTGTATCCCCGCTGGGTGGTCTTCTGGTCCATGCGACCCTTGAACCCCTCCAGGACGCTCGCTCCGGCGGCCCAGGAGCCCGTCAGCGCGGCAGAGAGGGTGATCGTGGTGCCGGTGCGGCTGGCGATGGTCCCTGCCTCGCCGTGGCCGTCCTGGACGATGCAGAGCGTCGCTCCGGGCTCCATCCAAGGGCGAACCTCGGTGACGGAGACCGTGGTGCCGCTGGCGGCGCTCGCAAGGTAGCGCCGATCCGGCCAGAACGGCATCACGATCTCGTTGCGAAGCTCCAGGAAAAGCTCTCTCTGGACCTGGGTGAAGTTGCTCCGTTTCGCCAGGGACGTGAACTCGAACGCAAGCCGGGGCTCGAACCGCTGGGCGATCCGCTGTTGCTTGCCGTTCCTGGACACGTTGATGTCCGTCAGGAACCGAAGCGTTACCTCGAATCCCTGCGACCAGTTCGGGGGGTGCGGCCAGACGAACATCCCTTAGCTCTCGATTGCGGCGCGGACGGACGAAGCGTTCGCGCGGATGAAGTTCAGGATGGCTTCTTCGCCTGCTGCCGTGTTCAGCCCCTCGGACACCACCTGCCCACCGTCGATGGCGTTGACGATCTTGATCCGAGCCGACTGCGGCGACCCCGTGGCCCCGCCACCGTTGAAAGCGTGGCGCGGATCATCCTGGGTCAAGACCTCTTCTCCCCGCTTCAGGATCGAAGGGACCTCGCCAGGAGCAAGGCCCGCGATGCCGCCCGAGTGGTAGCGCATGGCGTTCATAAAGGCTCCGGCGTCGACCGAGCGAGCCGTGCCCCGCGCGCCGACGACGCCGCCAGAGTGCAGGACGATAGCCTGCCCCGCGCCGAAGCCGAACGCACCGAGGATGCCCTTGGCCGCGTTCAGCGCAAGCTGCTGGAGGATCATCTGGGCGATCTGCCGCAGGAAGTCCGAAGCGAACTGGAGGAAGGCGTCCCGCAGGCTCTCGGTCACGCTCTTGCCCTCGGCCAGCGACTGCGCGAACGTGTTGGCCGCGTTGACCAGCGATCCGGCCAGAGCTTGTTCGACCTGTTCGTAGGTCAGCCTGATCCGGTTCCCGGACTCGACGCCCTGGAACTGAAGCGCGCGAAGACGGGAGATCAGCGCCTGGATTTGCGGGTCGCTGGAGCCCATGGCGATGGCGAAGTTCAGTGCGTTCTCGATAGCTTCCTGCAACAGCCGATTGACCTCGGCCATCTGGTCCTGGATGCCCGAGAGGGCTTCTTCATTCGCGCCGGAAGCCTGGGCCGCGTCGAGTTCAGCCTGAAGCTGCTGCCGCAGTTGCAGAAGCTCGTTGACCCGTTCTTCTTGGGCCAAGGCCCGCTCCCGCTCGGCATTGCGAAGCCGATCCGCGTTCTGAAGATCGAACAGCCGACCAGCTTGCTCGCCGATCAGGCGAAGCTCGTCCTCGGTAATGTCGGCGTTCTGTTGCCGCGCTTGCCGCTGGGCTTCCAGGACCGCCGCCTCGCGCTCCTGACCAGCCGCAATCAACTCCTGCTGGGCGATCTGGAACCGCTGATTGTCGACCGTCTCGGCAGTCGCTTCCGCCGCCCGTGCCCGAGCCTCGGCCTCTTCTTCAGCGAGACGAGCCGACTCCTCTTGCGCGGCTACATACCCGCTCAGATCGAGTTCGCCACCCGACTCGAAGAGTGCCGCTTCCTGGTTCCGACGCCGGATAAGACCTTGGCCCGTTTCCGAGGTCGGCTCGAATTGAGACGAACCGAGTGCCCGGATCGCGTCCGCCACACCTTCCGCAGAACCGTTTCGGACTGCCTCGGCCACACCCGCGAGCGATTCTCCGGGCTGGAAGGCTCCTGCACCAAAGTTGTAGGCCAGAGAGGTCAGCACGGCTTGCTGGCGAGGATCGAGCCCCGCGAACCGTTCGGAGCCCACGGCGCGTTCAACCGCAGGAGTGAACTCCTGCATGATCCGCCGAACGAGGTCTCGGTCAGCGTCCGCCCGCGTGATCCGCATACCTTCGGTCACGGCCCGGATCGTTCCGTCCGAAAGCGTAACCGTGTCCGAACCATAGCCGATGCGGAAGGCGTTGACATCGTAGTAAGGAGTCTCGCGGAACCCCTCGAAGCCCCGAATCATCTGGGCAGCGAGCCCTGCCGTGCCACCGCCGACCCCCTGGAGGTTCGAGATGAAGTCCTCCACGTCGAAGTCGTTCAAGGCAGTCTGGTAGAGCCGGAAGGCTTCCAGGACCTGACCCCACGTCCGCGCGAGGCGCAGCGTCTGTTGGTAGGCGTTCTCCAGTTCCGACCGGCGGTCCAGGTCTTCGATCTCGTCGGCGAGGCTGGGCACCTGTTCCCGCAGCTTGCCGATGGCTTCCCGCCACTGATCCAGGTCTTCGGTGCCCGAACGCGCCGCGTCCCCGGTGGTCTCGATCTGCCCCGACAGTCGCCGAAGAGCTTCACGAGCCTCGGCTTCCGTCCCGGTGAGGGCCACTAGGATCAGGTCGGCCTCTTCAACGCGGCCAGACGCCACGGCGATCTGACGAGCGATCTCGTCAAAGGTCTCGGCGAACTGTTCGTTGACCGGGAACAGTTCACGAAACCGTTCGTTCAGTTCGTCGAGTTGACTGACAAAAGCGTCAGCGTCGATGGTCCCCGTGCGGAACTGATTAAAAAGCGCGTCGACCTCGGTAAAGAACCCCCCGCCCGCGCCGACAGCGCCGCCCAGGACGTTACGAGGAATCGCGTCCCGGAACTGCTGTTGCAGGGCGCGAAGCTCGACCTGGAGCGACTGAAGGTTCGACCGCGCCTGGGTGGTGGTCAGGTTTTCGATCTGCTGCCGCCAAGCCTCGACCGACCCGCCAGCCTCGTCATAGGCGTTGCGGACCTGATCGAGAAGCTGTTCGTGTTGGCGCAGCGCCTCGGTGGCATCTTCCGTCCTGGTGATCCAGAGCCCGATCCCCGTGCCGATCAGCGCCACCAGGAGCCCGATCCCGGTGCTCGACATGAGAAGGGTCAGTGCCCCGCGCAGCCGCGTGACCGCCGCTGCCGTTCCCGTGAGAGTGCCGGTGGTGGCAAGCATGGAGGCTTGCAGCGCGACGAAGCTGCCGCGAACCGTGGCGATGGTCAGCGGAAGTTGCCGCAGCACGACAAGGATCGCCACAACGAACGGTGCGATCTTCAAGCCGATGAAGGTGGTGGCCGCGATGATGACCAGATCGAAGTTCTGGGCAAGCGAGCCGAGGACATCGAACAGGGTCCCAAGAGCCGCGCCGACGCGATCCGCGAAGTCCCGGAACTGCGCGGAGTCCAGGGTCTCGGTCAGATCGCGCAACAGATCGGTGAAGCCCCGGATTGCCCCGCCCTCGCCGATGCGAAGGAAAGTCTGGAACAGAGCGTTCTGGAACCGACCCAGGGCGGCGTTCGTGGTCTCCAAGGCTTCAGGGAGCGCGTCAGCGAAGCGGCGGTCGAGTTCGTCAGCGAAGTTGGACAGGGCGTCAGACGACACCTGCCCTTGCTCGATCATCTTGATAAGCTCGTCGGTGCCGACGTTCAGACCCGCCGCCATGATCTGGATCGCACCGGGGAGGCGGTCGCCAAGCTGCTGGCGAAGCTCTTCCATGGAGACCGAGCCCTTCGACACGATCTGGGTAAGGGCGACGAAGGTGCCCTGAAGCTGGTCCAGCGTCAGGTTGTTGACGCGGGCGGCCTCGGCGACCGAGATGAAGATGCGACGGGTCTCCGCTCCCTCCAGGTTCGTCCCCTGGGTGGCGATGGCGAACTTGGTGTATTCCTGGGCCAAGGCCCCGAACTCGATCCCGAGCCGTTCCGCGTTGCGCCGGAGGAAGTCAAGTTCGTTCGTGACCGCGAGGTCATCGCCCTGGAACACGACGTTCAGCCTGTTCGTCGCAGCCTCCAGAGTCTGGAAGGAATTGACCACGTTCCGAACGAGGTCGATGACCGCGAAGAAGCCCCCATAAGCTGCGACCAGCGACAGGACTTCACCGCGCAGACGCTGGGTGAACGACAGCGCAGATCGGGTTTCGCCGTAGAACTCCCGGATAGCGTTCGAGAAGATGCCCGTGCTGCGCGCCCCGTCCGCCTTGGCACGAGCGAGATCGCGAGTGGTCCCCACCAGCCTGCGAGCCGAACTGTCCGCAAGGTTCTGCGACTGGACCAGCCGGTCATTCGCTGCTGCCGCTTTGCGGGCCTCCTGACCGTATTCGGCGAAGCCTTTCGACGCGCGGTCGATGATGGTGGCGAAACGGTTTTGGCGCGACGAGAACTCGTCCAGATCGCCGCCCGACTCCCGCAGGACGCCGCGCAGACGCTGCAAGGCTTCCTGCTGCGCCCGGACCTCCTGCCGCCCTCGTGCCGCTGCCGCCCTGGTAGCCTCGAAGGCCGCCGCAAGCTCCTTGCTCGGCTCGTCGACAGACCGAAGCTCACGGGCCAGTCGCTGGGCTTCCGCGCTGTTCGCAGCGAAGGCTTGCTCCGTTGCCTTCAGTTGGGCGCGCTGCTGGCCGAAAGCGCGAAGAAGCCCGCCTCGGACCTGTTCTTCCAGGCCGAAGATCGCGGCTTCGGTTTCGTTCGCTGCGATCTGGACGCCCTTATAGTTCTCGGCAGCGCGCTCCAGGGCTTGGTCCTGGGAGCGAAGGGCACCGGCAGCTTTCTCGGCAGCGGCCTCCAGGCGGTTCTGCTGGCTGGCCGACGACGCGAGAGCCGTGTTGGTCTTGACCTGTTGGTCTCGGAGCCCCGCCAGAGCGGCTTCCGCCCGACCGACCGACGCGGCCTGCTGACCGTAGATGTCCCGCGACCGCTCGACTGCGCGCGTGGCCCGATCCGTCTCGGTCGCGATCAGCCGCTGAGTCTCCGACAGGTCGGCGATCTTCGCCTGGGTCCGTTCGATGTTCCGGTAGGTTCGGTCGAACTCCCGAGACAGGCCCGCCGTGGGCTGGGCGACCTGAGTGATGGCGATCTGAAGTTCCCGGAAGCGGTTGCGATAGTTCGCCAGATTCAGGCTCTGTTCCGCGATCTCGCGGCCCAGCTTTTCCTGCGCGGCGGCATACTGCTGCTGGGCCGTGGCCCCCGCTTGCGTCGAACGTGCCAGTTCCCGCTGCGCCGAGCGAGCCTGGGACACCGAGGCTTCCTGTTGCTTGATGCTGGCCGCGAGCCGTTCGGACTCGGTGCGAAGCTCTGCCGTCGCCCTGGCCGCTTGCCGTGCCTCGCGCTCGTATCCAATGGCCTCACCAGCCGCAGCCTGGGTGGCGGCCTGGACTCGATCCATGGCCGAGCGAGCCTTCTCCAGTTCCTGGGCGACCGCGCCGCCGCCGGTCAGCCCCTTCAGGTTCTTCTGGAGTTCGTTGATGGCCGCGCCGAGACGATCAAGCTGGGAGTCCGTTCGCTGCGATTCGTCTTGAACGTCCTTCTGCGTCCCCACGAACTTGTCGAGGGTCTGGTTGATCGCATTAAGGGCGTTCCTTGCCTCGTCTCGGGCGCGGATTACCAGATCGACATCACGACGGGCCATGCTGCATTACTCCAGGAGGCGACTGATTTGCTTTTGGAACTCCTTGTTCGCCTTCTTGGACAATACACCAGACACGGCACCTTGGAGAAGAGTGGCCTGGGTGACGTGTCCATTATTGATCCTTCGGATAACAATGGACGCTTCATCCATCATCATGCCGAGGGGGTAGAGGCGGGCCAGGGGGTGGCCGTGGTCCAGGAGCAAGCTCACGCTGCCCCTGAGAGCCCACATAAACGCCTTCAGGCTTTCGGGAGACTCGGTCCTTTGGCGATCCCGAGCAAATTGCTCAAGACCCCCGCCCCCTGGATCACGGTCTCCAGGAGTTTTTTTACCTCGTCCTCCGAATGGAAGGTGAGTTGGGCGACCGCGATCAGCGCATTGATCTGGGTGATGCCGGGGAGCTTGGCGACCTTCTCGAAGCTCTCAGGCTCGTCGTTCGCGCGAGCGATGATGTGGGCCACCACGTCGGGGGCCTCGGTCATCAAGGCTTTGGCAAGCTGGTCGGCAGGCGGCATCTCGCGCCGTTCGATGATGTGCTCACGGTAGAGCTTGTCCAGGACGGCAGCGTGATCCTGGAAAATGGTGGACACGTCAAGGAACGAAAGACCGCGAACGGTGACGGTGATCCCCTTCGCGACCTCGACCTCGACGGTCGGGATTTTGATGTCGGCGAGCGAGCCCATGGGCTGTATTCCTCCTGGCGGTTGATAGGATCGGGCCGAGGCCCCGGCGGCCCCGGCCCGAAACGGTTTTGGTTACGAGCGAACGGGCTGGCCGTCGACGTAGATGGCTTCGCCCGAGGACGGCTTCAGCGCCTCGATGCTGAAGGGAATCTGCCGCCACTCGTCGCCCTTCAGCGCCAGATCGCCGTTCGGCGTGATCTTGACGTAGGGGAGGAAGATGTCGCGGTCGTCGCCCTTCGGGTTGTCTTCGATGAAGCGCATGGCCCCTTCGACCGGCTCCGAACCGGACAGCACCCGAACCGAGGACGCCGCGTCGATAGCGAAGGCGACGGTGATGTTCGAGCCCGCAGCGATGGCCCCGCCGCGCATGATGGCGATCATGCCGCGATCCGCGTCCACGGTGTAGTCGGTGCCGAGGACGTAGGTGGTGCCGACGGGGTTCGACCTGACCACCACGGCAGAGACGCCGCGCGTCCCGACGCGGTTGTTGGTCGTCAGGCCGAGTTGGAAGACATCTTCCGGGTTCACGTCGTTGAAGTTCTCGGTCTGGCCGGTGGCCGCCACCTGGGTCAGCGTCTGGGTCGAACCGAAGAAGAACAGCGCCACGTTCTCGGCGTTGATGTCGTCGCAGATCAGCGAGCCGGTGCGGGTCACTCCCAGCGGCACCGAGTCCTCCTTCTCGCGGATACCCGAGTCGGACGAGAAGTGGTCCAGGGTTTCCGATTCGATGGTCAGGTTGAACTCGGGCGTGTTGCCGATGTAGCGGAACGGGCCGGGGGCCTGACCGCTCACGAAGCGGGCAAAGTAGACCTTGCCGCGACCGAGCGTGTAGTTGGGGGTGGCGTTCGTATTCAGGGCCATGTGATGTCCTTTCTCTCAGGGTGTTCATCCGAACGGGTTAAGGTGGTCTTCCGCAAGGTCGAAGCTCACGCGAAGCCAAAAGTAGGCTACCGCGCTAACCTCGTCCGCAGGTCTCACAACCCCTCCACCGAACGAGACACCGACGACTGTATTCGCTTTGGGGCCAAAACGAAAGACGCGATTCGACAGGTGCTCGTCTTGCTTCAGTTCGATCAGACGCTTCTTCACGTCCGCCATGAGCATGTGGGCGGGATCGGTGGGGTTGTTGGAATCGTTGTCGACGAAGCCCTGGACCATGAGATCGTAGGGGCCTCGTCCCGCAGTTCCGGCAGTCGGAGCCAGATCGGTCTCCGGCGCGATGGGCTCTTCCAGGATCGAGATCATGGGGAGGGGGTCATCCTCACCGAACATGGTCCGACCCCGGTAGACTCGGCTGATCGTCTTCCCCTTCTCGGTGAAGTCGGCCATGTCCGAATAGTAGCCGTTCGCAGGCGTGATCTGTTTCAGCGCAGCGGTCAGGCTCTTCTGCACCCGCAGCCGGAACGGCAGGGGATCAGGGAAGACCAGAGGGAAGGCGGCGTTCAAGGTCATATCGCAAGCAACCGAGCGAACTCGGCCTCCAGGTAATCGGCGGTGGGTTCCGCCAGATCATCGGCGACGCCACGGCCTTGGTTGTCAAGGAAAACCTGCTGAACGCTTGGCCCGTAGAGAAGGTAGAGCCCGTTGTCCAGCTTCACCTGCCGCACTTTGTTCTGAAGCCGCTCTCCAGGCCGGAGCCGGATCGCCAGACCGAGGTTGAACCGAGTGTCGGTCAAGGCCGATCCCTGGGGCAAGCGGATCAAGAAGGCCCGCCGCATGAAAGAGGATTGCCCCGGCTTTACCTCGACCGTAACGCCCGCTTTTCCGGGGGTGCCACGGGAGAACCGTGCGAGGGACGTGGGCCTGCCGCGCGCCGTGATGCGGGCCTCCAGGGAAGTCCGCTGGGCCTGCTGGGAGACCACCAGTCGCCCGCCAGCGGGGGACACATAGCTCTTGGGCACGTTGATCTGGTCGGTGATCCTGCGAGCCGCTTCGGCGCGCTGATCGCGGGCGACCTTGTTGATGGCCTGCACCGCAGCGAACTTGATCTTGGGGCCGAGTTCGCGAATCTCTCTCAGCGTCTCGATCCCTTCAACGGCGACAACGAACTGGAGCATGTCAGCACCCCGGATATTCGTAGAGGGCCGCTTCCTTCTTGGTCAGTCGCGACGCGATCACGGTCACGGTGATGCCGTCTCGGGGGTCCACCGTGTCAACCTTGTAGGCTTCCTCGGGACCGACCGCGTAGACGCTGCCGCGCTGGGGATCGTGTTCTTCTGCCAGGAAAATCAGCTTGGGGACGGTCTCGCGGCGCTCGGCGTAGGCAAGGCTCGTCCCGGCCAGATCGCCGAGGGCTTCGTCCTTCGAGTTCACGCGCAGCCAGACCGTGGTGGGAGCGGTGTCCGGGCCACCGACGTAGCAATAGGACTCGACCCTCATGCGATCATGGAGTCGAGCCCTTGCCTTATCCTTGATGGCCCGGTGACGGCTCACAGAACGTCGTCCTCGCCGTCGTCGCCATCTTCACCGCCGTCGCCCTCACCGGCACCTTCGTCGGCTTCCGGCTTGGTTTCGGTCGTGGCCGGAGCCGGGGCGGGCGCGGGTTCCTTCGCAGCCTTGGCGGCCTTGCCGGTCGAGGCAGGCTTCTCGGCGGCAGCGGCGGCCTTGGCCTTGACGGCCTTCTTCTCGGGCTCAGGTTCGTCGGAGTCGACGCAAGAGCCCTGAGCCTGAAGCCATTTCAGGTCTTCATCCGGGCAGTCGAACAGTTCCTTCGGCTTGACGATGTTGGGCGTCCCGTCCTTGTTGGGCTTCAGGCGAATCTCATGGACGGCGCGTTGTCTGGTGGTTCCCGACATGGTGGTCTCCTTGGTGGCGGGTTGAAGAGAGACAGGCGGCCCAGGAGCCGCCTGCCTTGCCGTTCAGGCTTACGCGACGACGCGCGCCCGGAACGTGTTGTTCGGGTTGATCGGGACCATGAGCGGGGCGCTCTGGGTCATCAAGATCGTCGCCGAGGGATCGTCCTCGTCCCACATCTTCGGGAAGACCGGGAGGGGCTGGAAGGACGCCTTCTTGTCCAGGATCGCGCCGAACGCTTTCACGCCCATCACGTTCTGGCCGATCATCAGCACGTCGCGCGGGTCCATGTAGGGCATGACGGTGCCGTCCGGGGCCTCGTAATAGTCCGAGTAGACCCAGACGCGGTGGTTCCGGGAGATGTTCCCCTTGAACTGCACTTTGTCGCCGTTGCCCATGCCCAGGTCGAGGGACGTGCCGCTGGTGTTGCGGATGTCCATCTCCAGGAGGCGCTGCACCTTGGCATCTTCCTTGAAGACGCGCCACGCCGACGTGCCCATGATGACATCGGTGGCGGGGCCGCCGAACTTGGCGTCGGCCATGGTGTCGTTCCACTGGTCCAGAAGGTCGACGGCATCCACGCCCGGTTCACCCCAGCGCGAGCCGGGGCCCAGCGTGACGGTGTGACCCGAGTTGCGGTTGAAGTCGACCGTGGCCGTGGGGTAGCCGTCATCGACCAGGGTGATCGAGCCGTAGAGGATCGCCTGGGCGGCCATCCATTCCCAGCGCCGTTCGATGTCGCCACGGTGCTTCTGGAGCACGGCAGCGGTGGTCGCCAGATAGCGTTCGGACGGCGACAGGGGCCGAGCCTGACCGATCTCACCGAGACCGGCGCGACGGGTCAGCATGGCGGCGTCTTGCACCGCGTCCTTCGGCTTCAGGTAGCCGGGTTTCACCGAGGTCAGGTTCTCTTCCGCGCGGAAGGTCGGGCGACCTTGCTGCGTCGGCAGAACCAGCGGCGCGAGATGCCGGTAGTTGGTGATCTTCGACCATTCGATCCGTTCCGTCGTGGACGTGAACAGGCCGGGGAAGAAGGACAGCCAGAACTCCTGAACCGGCTCCAGGTCGCGGTAGACGCCCAGGAGTTCTTCGGTGTTGAAGACCGTGCGAGTGATAGTCATGCGAGGTTCCTTTCTCTCAGATCGGGTTCCCGAGCGTCTTACAACGCCCGGTTATACTTGTTGAAGGCGACGACGATGTTCGTCGGGGTGGCGGCCCCACGGAACGCGGCGATCTTCTTCGCGTCCGTATCGTAGGTGCTGTGCCACGCCAGCATATCGCCGTTGAAGTGACCGCCCCGGATGATCTGGAGCTTGGGGTTCTGGCCCGCGCCGGTCACAATGGGTGCCGTCGTGATGCCGATGGCCGCCGTGGTGCCGAGCACCGCCGGGATGATGCGACCGCTGATGTCCAGGCCGACCACCTGATAGACCGTCAGGTTCTGGGACGCCGCGACCTCGAAGTCCTCGGTGAAGAAGACCGGCGAATCCGACAGGAGGAAGTCGAATTGCGTGAACGCTTCGGTGCTGGAGCCCGCGAGGTTCGGCGTGGTGAAGGGGATGTTCGTCATGGTGATGTCCTTCTCTCAGGAGTTGATGGTAGAAGGCGTCGGGTTACGACGCCTTCTGATCGCGAACGCGGCCACCGCTGGCACGATAGGCGGCCAGGATGGACATCGACGCCTTCGGACGGCCATCGGCGGACACGTCCGCACCCTGGTCATCCTCTTCGCCGTCCACGCCGCCCACCTGGGGGCCACCTTCCTTGCCCATGCGCTCGGCAAAGTGGTTGCGCTTCTGGCCCTTGTCCTCGGTCTCCGGGGTCGCCGGTTTGGCCTCGGCCTTGGGTGCGTCCTTCAGGAAACCGATGATCTGGGAGGCGGGCATGTCCGTCTCGGCCAGGAACTTGGTTGCAAGGGCTTCACGTCCCGCATAGTGCTCGGAACCCTGGACCTCGGCAAAACGCTTGCGCTCGTCGGCGCGGGCGTCAGCCGCGATCTTGGTCGCGTCCACTTCGGGGGCAGTCTGGGTCTGATTCGTCATCACGTTCTCTCCGTTTTCTCTCGCCGCCAGGGCGGACATTTCCGTTCGGAACTCTCCGATCCGGTCAGCGAAGCCTACTTCCACCGACTCGTCGGCATCGTAGACCAGGGCTTCCGTCTTGCGGACTGCATCATCCGACATACTGCGGTTTGCCGCAACAGTCGAGACGAACATGCCGTAGAACTTGTCAACCCCTGCCTGGATGCGCGCTTTGGCGTCTTCAGACAGAGGCTCGAAACTGTTCCCGTCGACCTTGTGCTTCCCGGCCTTGATGAAAGTGACCTTGATGCCAAAATCAGCCAATAGCTCGGAAAAGTCAACGTGCATCACGACGACGCCCACCGAGCCCGTCGCGCCGGAGCTTGTGACCACGATCTCGTCCGCCGCCGTTGCGATGGAATAGCCGCCCGACAGGGCGTAGTCCTGGACCATCGCCATCATCGGCTTCTTGCCGCGCTGATCGGCGATGAACTTCACAAGCTCGAAGTTCCCGGCGGCCTGACCGCCAGGGGAATCGACGTGGAACATGATCGACTTGACGCCGGGGTCCATCATCCCGCGCTCGACCGCGCGCTGGATGTATTCGTAGCCCGTGGCATAGCGGTCCATCTGATAGGACATCCGGTTCACCAGGGAGCCCATGACGGGGATCGTCAACACGCCGCCCTTGACCCGATAGGGCCGGTAGTTCTGGGCCATGTAATCGTCCGAGTTCCAGAACTCTTCGTCATCGCTGCCGACCATCGCCGCCGTCAGCTTGGCGAAGTCCGCATGGCCGACGAGTTCCCGGAGGTTTGCCGCAAAGGTTTCGATCTGGGTGTCGGCCACCAGCACGGGACCGTCGATCACGCGACGGACGAAAGCCTCGCCGTTGCGACTCGAAACGATTTCGGGAACCTGGGTGGGGATGGGATCAGACATCTTTCTTCCTCTCGTCAGAGGCCGTGTCGTCGACCGTGCCGTCTCCGGCCTCGCGGGTCTCGCCAGACACGGCGTTCATGGCATTGGTCTCTTCGGTCTCGATCTCCAGTTCCTTCATCACGCCCTGTTCGCGGGCGATCTGCTGGAACATGGGCCGCCAGTCCTTGCCCATGCGACCGATCTCTTCCTCGTAGGTCGAAAGGCGGTTCTTGATCCGCAGGATGGCCGCCTGGGTCTCCTTCAGTTCGTCGATCTGACCCCGGCTCGCGCCGATCCAGTCGCACTCGCAGAAGGCTTCCATGTTCAGGCCGTCATACATATTCGGCACCGAGCGGGCGTTCATGGTCGTGATCTCGCCCATGTTGACCGCTTCCTCGAACCAGAGCCGAAAGACCATGGTGGCGAACCGATCCGCGACCATGCGCTTGCGGCTCTGCATGAACTTCCAGGTCTCGGTCATGCCTGCACGGGCGCTGGAATAGTTCGTCTCGCTGTAGTCCTTGGACAGTTGCTCGTAGCTGACGCCGAGGTCGGCGGCCAGATAACGCAGAAGCGATTGCTCGAACTCGCCGCCCACGCCGCCGGGGTTGCCCATCGGCAGCATGTTCAGCTTGGTCCCCGGCATGAGATGCGGAATCTTCACGCCGTCGATCTGCATGTTCCGGGCGTTCCCAGCATAGGCCGAGATCGCGCCGAGGAACTGCTGGGCATAGTTGACGATGCTGGCGCCCACGTCGCCGCCACCCAGGGCCTCGAAGACCTGGGTCGAGGGGAGTTCCGACTCAATGGCCGCCGCGAAGGAGGCGTTGACCACGGCGTTCTGAAGCGTGATGTCCCGGAACCGCTTGGTGATCCGCATTTCCTTCAGAGCGGCGCTCAGTTGGGACACGCCTCGGGTCTGCCCAGGGCGATCCTGTTCCATGATGTGGATCACCTGCGGGCGACCGAAACTGTTTCGGGCGCGCACATAGCTCCAGGAGACCGATTGCTTCCAGTCCCACATTCCGCCGCGCGAAGCGTTGCGGATGTAGTATCCGAGCGGGGCACCGGCAGCGTTCAGGCGGACGCCGCCACGGGTCCGCTCCATGTCATAGACCTGATCGGACGGGTTCGACAGGCGGTCGAGGGCGATCATCTGGATCGCGGTGCGATAGGGCCGGTCAGTGTCCCGAGACCATTCGGCGGTCGCCAGAAGCTCGCCGCCCTTCAGATAGACCCCGACTGCCAGACGGACCATGGAGGTCAACGTGTTCCTGCGAGCCGCGTCAGGCCAGTTGTTGAAGCTCTCGGCCCAGAGACTGAACTTGGCCTCGACCTCTTCGGAGAACTCGGTCCCCCAGGTCTCGTCCATCCCGAGAGCCTTCAGCTTCGGCTTCGAGTTCAGCATGAACTGCGAGCCGACGATGTTGTCTCGGTGCAGGCTGACGCCCGACAGCGCGAAGGCGTCGTTGCGGGTCATGTCGATGGCCCGCGCGTCCGTCAGGTCCTTGTCAGGCAGGATGTCGGCGTCGGCGCTCTGGATGGCGGGGTGCCACGTCGCAAGCGAACGGTCGAACTGGCTGGCCGCCTCGTAGGCACCGCCCATCATCTGGGGGGTGCCAGGGCGCGTCTCAGCCGCGACGGGGAGGCCAAGGATGTAGGCGGCCTCTTGATCGGGATCGTGGAACGTCCGCATATCAGAACACCGCCCGCAGCGGGCCGTTCGAGCCCAGGTTCGGAGCCGAGAGGGTCCGCTTCAGTTCTTCGATGTAGGCGCGCAGACGCGGGGCGTTCGCCGCCGTGTATTCGACGCGCTCGCCGTTCTGGTCGACGACGACGCGGGCGCTGGTGCCGGTGAGAAGTTCGTGAAGGGCCGTTTCGGCCTCGACCAGTTTTTCGGCAATGGTCAGGTGAGCCATGTCGCGTTACCCCAGAGTTTGTGCCAGTTGTGCAAGATCATAGTCGTTCGTCTTCTTTTTCGCAAACGGTTCCTTGTCCGTCGAGGGATCGAAGACAAGATCGTTCTCGTCCCATTCTCCGGCCCAGGCAGGCGGATCGCTCCAGTCGATCCGTTCGATGCCGACGTGACGGCGCTCGATCAGGAGGGCTTGGGCCATGACCAGAAGGTCCCAGGACTCGTTCCTGAAGCTCTTCGGGTTCTGCCAGACCCCGGTGTGATCCTTCACTTCGACGCAGAGTTCCTTGTAGAAGTTGATGTCCAGCCAGTGGGCGAAGTTGATCTTCCCGGAGAAGGTCTTGTCTCGTTCCAGCATGGCGTCGATCTGGTTTTTGATCGGCGTGGTGTTGACCTGCATGACCGGAATCTCACCGCGCGCACCGGCAGAGCGGTCGTTCCGGCCAGAATCTGGATAGGCGATCTTGACCCGAGGCTTCGGTTGCGCGGGCTTGCTCGGAACCCCCTGGTAAAGCTGGTAGCGGGCATGAAGACCCGGCACCCAGAGCTTGTTCCAGTGTTCGTGATCCGGCTCGTCATCACTCGGGCCGTTCTTCAACCAGCGCCAGAACTCATAGGCGTTCGAGGTCGCTTGGTTCATACCGCCCATGTCGTTCACGACAGCCTTGATCCGCATGTGGCGACCAGAGTTGTCTCCCAGCGGATAGGTCTTCAGAAGGACCTCTGGCATGAGGAGTCGCCAGTCTTCCCGGAAGGTGAAGGGCTTGACATTGTGGACCTGTCCTTTGCGCTCTTCGTCCTCGCGCCGGGAGTGCCGGATGTCGAATCGGTCGATGATCCAGATGTCGCCGCCCTGGCCGATGCCCATGACCTGGACAACGAAGCGACTCTTCTGAACGTCGACCGCCGCAACCAGGAAACGGACGGGCGCAGGCACCACCTTGTAGCCATAGTCGTAGGCCCTCTCCTTCAGCTTCTCGGGAACGCGGTCGCTCTCCATGGCCTTCGGCAGATAGGGCAGCGAGAACCCGGTGTTCATCACCGTCTGAAGGCCCTCTTCCGAGCCTGTCCGCTCATAGGTCCGCTGGGCGTTGAAGTATTTCAAGACAAGGCCATCCCACTCGGAGAAGGCCGCGCAGACGCCTTTCAGCCAGAAGCTGGCCGTGCGGGCGTCGGTCTCGATTGCTTCGCTGACAATCTCTCCGTCAGGCGTGATCTTCTCGCCGTCCTTCAGCCAGAAGCCCCGCATGTTCATCTCATGCTTCCCCGGCATCTCGCCGCCGCTCTCGTGGTAGCGAGCCCCGCAATGCGGACACTCCAGGCGAACGGTCTTCGCGGTCTTGGACAGATTGCCGTCCACCGTGTCCCATTTCAGGAGGGGGAAGTCGGGCTCGAAAGCGTTGCCGCAGCTATAGCAGGGCCAGTAGAACCGCCGCCGGTCGCCCTCGTTGTAGAGCGAAAGGATGCCGTCAGTCGGCGGGGCCTCGTGCGGGGTGGCCGGAGTCCAGCGGGGGTCCTTGATGGGGAACGACGGCGAAGACTCTGCCACCGTCATGCCGTAGCGGCGGAACGAGGTCGAGCGCGCCTGGGCCAGAAGGAAGGGCGAGCCTTCGCCTTCGACGTTCTGATCCATCCGGTCATAGTCTGTCAGGAAGAGTCGGGGGATCGGCTTGCCCGAGAGTTCGTTGACCGTGGGCCAGGAGAGCGTGACCATCGCGCCGCTGCGATACCGCTTGTCGAAGGTGTTGTCATAGTTCCGGCCTCGGATCAGGCGATCCTTGACCTCGCTGGTGTCCCGATGAAGTCGGTCGATCCGGCGCTTCGAGAAGTCAGCCGCGCGGCTTTGGCTGGCCTCGACGAGCATCATGTCGGTGGGGTCACAGACCACGGTGTAGGTGTGCCAGTTCAGGTAGATTTCAGTCTTGCCGCACTGAGACGGGCCGACGAAGACCATCGCGGTATAGCGCATACTGGTCAGGACGTTCATGGGCTCGATCAGATACGGGACCATGCTATTCTTCCAGGGACCGACGTAAGCTCCCTTGTTGTTCAGCTTGCGGTATTTCTCCGCAGCCTGGGATACGGTCAGCCGCTCCGGTGGCCGAACGGCTTCCGCTGCCGCGACCACGATGTCTTCGAGGGAACCGAAGGGAAAGCTCACAGGACATCCTCCCACTCTTCGGCTTCTCTAGCGGCGTCCTCGATCCGTTTCTTGGCGATCTCGAAGTATTTCGGTTCGCGCTCGATGCCAATGAAATTGCGCCCGGTGTTCATGGCCGCGACTCCAGTGGTTCCAGAACCCATCGTGAAGTCCAAAACCGTTTCGCCGAAGCGCGTGTAAGTTCGGATCAGGTATTCCATGAGTGCGACGGGCTTCTGAGTTGGATGCACTTGATCTTGCCGCCTCCAATTCTGTGCGAAAAATTGAACTGACCGGGGGTATCTCTCCCCCTTACTCTCAGAATAGGCCCCTCCTGAAAATCCAGTCCCGTGTTCGTTTTTTTCGTGAGTCTTTGAAGCCTTATGAAATCTTTTGTAAGGAGTCCCACCTTTCTCCATTTGAGGGAAATACGAAGTTTTCTCTCTTGAATTAGCGGAGAATACAAGAACATCTTCGTGGAACCGCATAGGCATAATAGCCGCTATTCCGGGGGAGCCACACTTTGATTTTTCCCAAACCCAAGAACACTTAAAAGCCTTCGGATTCGACATAACAAGTGCAGAAGTAAACGGTTGACTTGCGGTGAATACTGCTGCGCCGTTCGGCTTCAAAGCTCGTCGAACCTGTTCCCACATCGGCTCGAATGGAATCACAGCGTCCCACTTGCACTGAGTCGTTCCGTAAGGCGGGTCAGTAAGAACAAGATCAACAGAACCTGGCGTGATCTCTTTCATCGCTTCGAGGCAGTCGGCTTGAATCAATTCGTATTTCGGCATTACAAGACATCCTCCAGATCGTCATCGTCGCCCAAAACGATTTCGGTCGAGGTCTCGTCCTCGTCCACATCGAAGAGCGAAGGCTTGGTGCTGCGCTCGCGCGCGGCATCGACCAACCCCTGGTAAATCTCGTCCTGGAGGGTGTCCCCGAGGCGGACCAAGAGGTCTCGCTGGGCGTCGGTCAACCCTTCCTGCCGCTCCACCGTGTCGGGCCAAAGCTGGACCGTCGACTTGATGATGGCGAAGGTGGACGACAGCACGGCCATCACGTCCTGTGTATGCCAAAGATCGCCAGCCAGGGCCTCCCACTTCTGGCGCTTCAGGCGGGCATCCCAGATTTCCTTCTGAAGCGATGCCGGGAGATCGGTGGCCTTCAGGTCCCGCAGATATGTGCCGATGTCCATTTTGGGCGTGACCAGATACTGCGCCGCGACCTTGATGTCATAGCGGAAGCTCTTGCCGTGCTGGGACATGGGGGGGCAGTCGACCAGCTTGTTCCGCACCCATTCGGTCGTCTTGCCGAAGACCGCCGCGAGCCAGTTGACCGTGACCCCGTTCTTGATGCTGACGGAACTCAGGTTCCCGTCCCTGGAGGTCGACGCCTTCAGGTCCGCCTGTTGCTTGATCGCCAGGGCCGCCCGTTTCTGAGCGCGAGACGGGGCAGGCTGAAGGCCACCGTGGGGCTTCGGCTTGGCCGCGCCGCCCAGGATCGCTTCGATGTCATCGTCATAGGCCGTCACGCCGCCATCCTCCGAATGTCTTCCATGCGGACGCGAACGGTGTCGGTGATCCTGTCTTGGGTGATCGCTTTCTGCGCGAGGTTTTCCGCCACTCTGGCGTCATTGGTGCCACGCGCAAGGATGCGATAGAGCCTGACGAACGATCCCTTCTGCCCCCTCCGATGAAGACGCTTATTAAACTGCTGGTATAGTTCAAGCGACCAGTTGAGTCCATACCAGACGGCGATGTTGCCCCCGTGTTGGAAGTTCAGACCGTGACCTGCCGAGGCCGGATGAAGGATCATCGCCTTCAGCTTTCCGGTGTTCCAGTCGCGCAGATCGTTCGGCGTCTCGCCGTATGCGCGGACCCAGGGGAACCGCTTCTTGATCGCGTGGATGTCGAACTTGAAGCTGTAGGCGATCAGGACCGGACGCCCCGCTGCCTCGGAGAAAATCGACTCCAGTTCGTCCAGCTTGCGGTTGTGGATGTGTTTCGCCACCGGCTTCCGGTTCGGGTTCCACTGGCCGTCCTCTTCGTCCTCGGGCGCGTAGATCGAGCCGTTCGCGAATTGCAGGAGCTTGTTGCAGAGCACCGCGTTCGTCGGGGCCTCCACGTCGTATTCTTCCAGCGCCAGGGTGCGCTCGAACTCCCGATACATCTGCATGTGCCGAGGCGTCAGATTGACCCAGCGATCCACCACCTGGAGCGGCGGCAGCTTCAGATAGTCCTCTTCCTTCAGGCAGAAGAACACGTCCTTCAGCCGCCCCATGACCTCGGCCTCGGAGTGATCGAAGGGCTCGTGGGTCTTGGAATAGGCGTTGTAGCGGAACCAGCGTTCCAGGAACTTCGTCCTGCTGGTCCCGAGCCGCTGGCCTTTGTCGAGGATGTAGAGCGGACCCCAGAGGTCGATGATGCCGTTCGGATTCGGGGTGCCCGCGAGTTCCCAGACCCACTTGAACTGGAGCCTGATCTTCCCGACGTAGCCGAACTCGGACAACCGCCGCTGGCTGACAGACCCATCCTTGCGGACGTTCGGCGTCGTGCGCTTGTTGCCAGCCTTCAGCCGCGATGCCTCGTCATAGATCATCACGTCGAACTGGCGGAACCAGCGGATACCCTTCTGTTCGTAGAGCCAGCGAAGGTTCTCCCGATTGATGATGACGACATCTGCCTCTTCCTGAAGCGCGGCCAGACGGGTTTCCTCGTCACCCACGACGCAGGCATAGTGAAGCTCTCGGGCGAAGTCCCAGCACATGATCTCGTCAGGCCAAGTGTCCGCCGCGACGTTCTTGGGAGCGATCACCAGGGCCTTTCGAGCCTTTCCGGTGGACCAGAGCTTCCAGAAGGCATGAAGTGCGGTCGCCGTCTTGCCAGAACCCATGAAGGCCCCGAGCAAAACGATTTCGTTCTTCTGAAGGAGGTCGGACATCCACCACTGGTATTCCTCGAAGTCCTTCTCCGTCAGCGTCACAGGGAAGCCGTTCAGGACCTCTTCAGCGCCAGCTTGCAGGTAGAGCCGCGTGCCCATCTTGCTCATGCTGCGATCCCCAGGATTCGGAGGGCGTCGGCCACGTTGTCGCAGACATGGATGT